GTCAGACCTCAAACGAAAAGTACGTGTTGCAGCTATCCTTGGGTCTCTTCAGGCTACCTTGACTGACTTCCGCTACTTACGAAAAGTGTGGCAGAAGAACACAGAAGAAGAAGCACTGCTTGGTGTTTCACTGACAGGCATCATGGATCATCCGACGTTGTCGGGAAGGAGAGACAAAGGTGTACTCAAGACTTGGCTTACTGAACTCAAAGAAGAAGCGATTAAAGCTAATGCAGAATGGGCGAAACGCCTTGGTATTAATGTGTCTACCGCTATTACTGCTGTTAAGCCTTCCGGTACTGTTTCTCAGCTTGTTGATTCTGCTTCTGGTATCCATCCTAGATACTCAGATCAGTACATTAGACGAGTAAGAGCAGACTCAAGAGACCCTCTGTGTCAGGTCTTAGAGGCCGCAGGAGTGCCTGTAGAGGACGACGTAATGTCACCCACTACCAAGGTATTCTCCTTTCCTATAAAATCCCCTGACGGGGCTGTGGTGGCCTCTGAGATGGGTGCAATGGAACAACTTGAGCTATGGGAGATTTATCAGGACTACTGGTGTGAGCATAAGCCGTCCATGACATGCTACTACCGTGATGATGAGTTTCTTGAGGTAGGCCAATGGTTGTACAACAAGTTCGACAAGATAAGTGGAGTATCGTTCCTCCCTTATTCCGAACATACGTACCAACAGGCCCCTTATGAACCCATAGACTTAGAGACCTATGAGAAGCTGAAGAAGGAGTTTCCTGAGTCCATCGACTGGACAATCTCAGAAGACTCCGACATGACAGAAGGGTCTCAGCAGTTAGCCTGCACGGGCAACAACTGTGAGTTGTAACTTATGGGGCTTCGGCCCCCTTTTTAACAAGGCGTAAATATGAATATTAAACGTGACATCGAGATCCGAATAAAGGTTCTTGAAAGCAAGTTAACTAAGTCCATACCTGCTGCTCGCAACAACGAGATACGAGGTGAGATCATGGGCCTGAAGTGGGTGCTAGAGCGTATCTAGCGCTCTTCTTCTCTAATCCGGTTCCCAGTAAGCATACCTGCACCAGTGGTTACTGCGGCGGTGTCCGCTGTGTTTCTTGCAACTGTTGCTCTGTCTTCTGCGGTCACAGGCGCTTGATAATCACGCATGACTCTACGTTGATAAGCCAGTAGACTTTCTCTAGGTTGACGTTCGATTCCAGTACGTCTTTCCATTTCTTGTACTGCTCTCTCTTCTGTTTTACCTTCTACTGTCTTTCTCTTTTTAGTCTTTATACCTCCGCCTTGACCTATCTTTATCTTTTGTATCGGAGCGACGTTCAACAAGAAGTTGCCACCGGGAGGTGTAATACCGAACATATCGTGACCGTCGTGTACTAACCCGTAAAGGTCTTTGTTTTTAGTATCGACAACCACTACTTGACCTACTCCACCTAGTTCTTGTGCCTCTGAGATGTATCCTGTTTTAAGACGAAGTACGCCGTCCTGTATCTCCTCAACTTGAGCAGGACGTACTTTCATCTTTGGCATCTTAGTTGTTTTTGCTTTTTCTACTGCCTCAAACACAGGCTTTTGATTTTTGCCCCCAGACAAACCCCTTTGGCTCTTCTTCATGTAAGAAAGATAGCTTTTGAACAGGTCATAACCGTTTGTGCCTTTGAGATTCTCTGGCAAGAAGCGAGCAATCTTAGGTACGTTTTGAGTGTTAAACATGGTTGACAGTTCAAGAATCTCTTTGTACTGCTCTTTGGTTAGTTCGTCTGTTTTGTAGATAGCCTTCATGTCGTCAATTCTGGTTTGGTTTGACATGATGCGAGAAGCCAAAGAAGAGGTCTTACCGGAGAGGCCTACGGACTGCTCCCCTATCGTACTAGAACCTGCCCTTGGATTTCTAACGACAACTGTGGTTGGTTTACTACGGCCTGTGACATTTTGAGCCTGAACCACTGTCTCTATCATGTCGTCAGCTATTTCACTAGGTATGTCAAAATCCGAAGTTAAGCCTCTTTTTATTTCTAACGGTTTGTCAGAAGTAGTAGTCATTCTTGTTTCTACTTGATTTAAGGGGCTAATGTCTGAAAGAGTTTCGCCAAAGTCGCTCCTGTTTTCTTGCTGCGCCCTCATGTACACGTTGGCTTGTATATTGCCTTGTGCTATGTTGGGATCTGCTTCTTCAAACTCCCTAATTCTACGAGCGCCTGTACCCTTGACTCTAGCGTTTGCAGCGGCTTGGGGACTTAACATCTGTCTAGCCGCATCAGGCACAGCACCTAAAGATTCTTTACCAAAGACATACGCCTGTCCTAAAGGACTTCTTTGGTAAAAACGGTCTAGGTATGTGGGTACGTTTTCAACGACCGCGTTTAACGTACGGCCAGCTAAAGCAGGACCTCTGGTTAACATACCTCCGCCAACAATGTTAGCAGGAGTAGTCAACTCTTCGGCAGCAAAGTTGAGAGGAGCCATGGCGTTAACTGTGGTTGTTTCTACAGGTCCAAAGGTGTTAGGGCCTCCCCTCATTCGTTCTACGCGAACAGGGGCATTTCCGAAAGGGTCTTCAACAACAGGATTAAAAAAAGAGCCAGCAGCTTGTTCACTAAACTGTCGTGCTTTAGGGCCTGCCCTAGAAGCCCCTTTGCGTAACGCTAGGTACTCTTCTCTTTTTTTTTGAAAGTCACTCACTCTCTTCTTCCTTAATCTCTTCACGAGTCTGGTCAATAAGGTCAACAATAAGTAAACGATCCATCTCTAGTTCTTTCAGGGCGGTGCCTTTAGTAAGAGGGATTGCTTTGTCAATAGCAGAAAGCATGGACGCATAAATCCTTGCTCTATTTCGTGCTTTAAATGTTTGTACCGTAAGGTACGCTGTGGCACCTAGAGTACCAGCACCTAAAGCAGGTATAGCGCCACCAGTATAGCCTAAAGCTGTAGCACCCGTTGCACTAAGAGCTAGGACGGTATTAGGAAGAAGGTCTACAGCCTGTAGGTTACGTACTGCACGACTAAATACGTCTCTGGCTTCTGCATTACGTTTAGGCAGCATATCTTCCATCGCTGTGATACCGTGAAACTGCTTAGTCAACAGGTTATGTAGCTGGTCTCCACGGGTGTTGTCCTTAAGTGTGTCGTTGAGTACACCACGAATTTTTCTGGCAGCAATAGACTTAGCACTGGGTGTTCCATCAAAGTTGTTAATTAGGTCATCAAACCTACGTCGAACTTCGAGTACGCCCACAAGGTCTGAACCGCTGGTCCTCACAGACTCAAGGACAATCTCTGACAATTCAGTAAGTTGTTTTTGGATGTCACCTGTTGCTATACGAACGATGTCGTCTTTTAGGACTTCATTAACAGCCCCTTGCATATCCTCCAGAAACTTGTCAGCGTCAATGGCCTTGTTTTGAGCCGTAATCATTTTGTCAGTAGCTTCCTTAGCTCCTGCTACTTCTTTCTGCACTTGACGGTAGTTGTAAGTGTACGAACGCTTTGGTTTTACGCCCTTCATGTCGGTAACTGTGTCAATAACCAAGTTGTCAAAGTCACTAGGTTCCCACGTCTTTGTACGTAAGACGCCTTTTTCTTCAAACACGTCTCGCATCTCTGGTGTGACTGGTTCTAACAGAAGTGTAACACCGTTTTTCTTGTTTTCTCTTACGAGCTTTGTGGCTTCTTTTTGTGCGCCTGTTTTAGCTGCGCTTAGTCTAGGTATGTCGGGCCTAGGGCTAAACAACAAACCAATGTCCACAGCCGACTCAAAGCGTTCTGCAGCTTCTGGCATACGCTCTTTGAATGCTTGGTAACCTGCGTCACCTAGAGAAGCTGCTTGAGCCGCTAGTCGGAAGGTGTCCGTGTCTTTGATCCTGTCGTAGACTGCTTCTGCTCCTTCCTTAACTGCATTAGGAATCCAAGAACTAATATAGGTAGACAGTGTTGCACCGCCTGCTCTAGCTGCTTGAGAGCCGCCAATGAGGGCCAACTCTGGCGCTCTGTAAAGTTGCTCTAAAAGGCTTGGGTCGTCTCCTGTGACGTTTTTAAAACGACGAGACACCTCTGGACCAAACTCTTCTATTTCCTGCCTGAGCGTTTCTCGTGCAGCCATCTCAGGTTCAAACCCACGAAGAGTAGGAGTAGTAGAAGGAGTACTCAAAGAAAACGTCTGTCCCCCTACAATACCTACCTGCGCTCCTGTTTGTGGATTAGTGGCGGTCTTAAGAGGCAACCACTGTTGTCCGTCCCAGTATACTTTTTTACCTGTTGTTGGATCAGTTGCTGTCTTCATATTATTGGTCCACTACGTATGTTACTCCGCCTACTGTTACTGTTGACCCCGCAGTCAAATCAGTGTCGTCAACCTCAGGTTCTACTCTTTCTGGAGGCATGTCAACTAGAGGGTAAAAAGCCATGCCTGCTTTTTCGCTTCCCTCTAGTTGATTATCTACTGCCCCTCTTAAGCTGTTGTACTGCTTAATGGTTCGTACGTTTTGCTTTCTAATAATACTCAACAGCCTACGCATAGTTTTAGGACTCATTCCGATGTCGCCTGCTACTACTTTTTGTGCAAACTCTCTGTCTGCATCTGACAAACCTGTACCAGCACCTAAGTTGGTAATGTAGTCAGCAACACGTGCGCCTGCTAATGAAGCGTACTGTTCCGTGTTTTCGATTTGGTCTACCTCTGATATGTCAATCCCTGCTACACGTACTGCTCTAGCAACGTCCATTCTAAACGTAGCACCGTAGCCTGTAAACATGTTGTCAAGGTTTTCAAGGGACGTGTCAATAGACTCAATACTAGTTACAGCTTTGTTTGCAGCATCAAGGCCGTCTGACAAACGACCGACGCCTTCACCCATAATTTTTTCAGCCAGTGTGCCGCTTAGGTTTTCAATACGTTGAACCTCAGGTGGCGCTCTACGTAAACCTAGTTGTTGAGCAGAGACCCACGTGTTGTTTTCTCTGTCGTACACCTGCCCTCCTTCTGTACGGAAGGGCATTACTTGACCGTCCTGCAAAAAGAACTCAATGTCGCCACCACGTTGACCTGTGAGGACATCGTTAAACACTTGGTCAGGGGCCTGAGCCAACCCTAGTTCATTAAACAGTTTGTCACTGATACCACGCTGCCTAGCTAACTGCTTACGCTGGGCTGGTGTTTGCGTTGGCATGTTCTTGAGGCGGTAGTCGATCATAGTGCCTACAAGGTCACCAAGTTCTTTAGTGTCAGTTATGTTCTCAACTTGTGCTGCTAAACTATCAAGACCCAAGTTTTCAGCTTGAGTTTTGATTTGTGCTTTCCGGTTTGCCAAAGCCTCTTGTTGAACATTTCTTTCGATCATGTCTCTTGAAGCAGTAGCAAACTTCATTGCGCTTTGCATGTCTCCTTGAGATTGATAAAATTGCGCCAACTGGCTTAAACCCTCTGGTGTATTTGGGTCCATACCAGACAACATACGTTGCTGCGCTATCTTACGTGGTCTAGCCCCAAGTTGTTGTGCAGTCGTGAACAAACCTTGCTGATACGAAGGCTGCAAAAGACCCTGTAAAAATTGTGTTGAAAACTTAGCCATTTGTAGCCTCCAATTAACCGAAGATGCGGAACAAGCCGCCACCAGACGGATCAAGTCCTATTACGTCGTCTAGGAACTCAGACATAGACTTACCAGTGCCTAAGACACCGCCTCCGGTTCCTCCAGTTGTTCCACCGCCAGCGCCGCTTACGTACGTCGGCTGCAACGCTGACTGCAACAAGCCTGTACCAATTTGACCCATGAGGTTAGCTTGACCAATACCTGAGGACAGGAGGGCCTCGATACCGCTCATTTCAGCCTCACCGAACATACCAGCGCCTGACAGCTGTCCACGTTGGGCTAGTTGAGCAGTGGTCAAAGCAGGTTGTGCTGCGGCAGTCAACTGTGCTTGAGGTACAAAACTACCTGCTAAAAACTGACCACCCAAGGCTGCTTGTTGCGCTTGCTCTGCTTGCGCCTGTTGCATTGCAGTCAACATAGCGCGATTACGGGCTTCTTCTTGCGCTGTAGCCAGTGCTAACTGCTCTGGTGTGGCACCGCCAAAAGCAGCAGAGCTTGTACCAAGACGACCTTGTGACAATAAACGCTCTTCCAAAGCTAAACGCTGACGCTCCTCTTCAGGCTGCATAGCCATTCTCATGCGTTCAAACACAGCTTGCTCACGGGCATCCACAGGTTGCTGGGCTTGGCCGTAGAACTGACCAGCGCCGCCCAAAAGCTGTTGCTGTAGTGCTGCTTCTTCTGGAGACACGGTCATCGTAGTTCCGCCTTCAGGACCGACACCCATCATACCACCAGTAGCAGTAGTTACAGTGAACGGTTTAAACTCTGTCTGCTCTAGGCCCTGACGCGCGATCTGAGACGCCTCACGTCTAGCCCTTTCGCCTACGTCACCCAGACGTTGGTACGCCTGTTGTGCAAGTAGAGCGCCTGCGCCAGTACCTAAAGCCTGTTGACCGCCAGTGCTGCCTAAGAAACCACCAACGCCACCTAGTATACCGCCTAGGGTATCCGCAATGTTGTTGGTTTGTGTAGTACCAGAAGCAGGCACTGTTCCACTAGGTTGTGCTGACATAACCATATCTATTATTTGTTGTTCAGACAGGCCAGAAACACTGGGAGGGCTTCCTATTATTGAGTTCATATTTGGGTTTATCATAACAGTTTACCTATCAAAGCCATTACGTTAATCTCCTGTAGCGACAAAGGTGACCCGTCAATTTCTGACTCTAGGCCAACCTGTACACTTGTTCCGTATCCGGTGGTGTTGAGGCTACGTTGATTTGTTAGCTGTCCACCTGTAAATTCTACTGTTGTATACTCACTTTCACCGTAGAACCCAGTAATCTGAGTACCTACAGTAAATTCTGTTGTTGCGTATGTTGTATCAAAGTCATACGCCCACTTCATAAATACTGTTGCATTGTTTGCACCCACCAATGTGGGCTTCAACTTCTTTAAAATCTTGATTCTAGAGGTATCGCCAAACGTCAAACTTGGGCTGTAGTAACGAAAGCGATAACCAAGGTTGTTATCTCTAAAGCCTTCGTACTTGCTAATTCCGTTGGATGTGCCTATTTGCAAGTCACCGTTTTCCAGTCTGGTATATGCAGTAAAGCCAGTAGAAGGCCACCGGGTTGTTCTGTATGACCCATTTTCTAACGTGCCTCTAACATCAAAACAGTACGTTATGTCCTGTCCAGTAAAGGTTAGCAAGTAGAAGCCCTCCTCAGGACTGTACACAGACCTAAAAAACTCTGTTTCATTCTGTAGTGAAACAATAATGTCTTTTGTAATGTTACCGGACAAACTGCTGATGGGCATTGACTTTTCTTGTATTGTTCTGCCAAAGCTTTTAACCCCTGTGTGCGACAAAAACAGTACGTCTGTGCCTGTGTACTGCACAGTGTCTCTATCAACACAGCCAACACCTGATATTGTGTCTTCCAGTGTCATACTGGCGGGTGACGTAGCTCCTGTGTAAACAACAATACTGTGCTTACCAAAAATAATTAGCTTGTCGTTGTGCGCCGCTAAAGCAACTATCTCGTCGTAGCCATCAGGCCAAACAGTAGATATATCTATGTTGCCGCTAGACCCACCAGTCCAAATATGACCCTGAAGCAAATCAGACCAGTAAATCGTAGATTTGTCTGTGCTAAAGTCTACTGTCCAAAGACGACCAAACGCGGCTAAAACTTCATTGCCATACTTTGCGCTAGTCATACCATTAGCGCCAGACACAGAACTAAGCGTAGCTACTGCGTTACTGGCGTTGTCATACACTAACGGTTCAAAACCTCTTTGGAAAAAGTAAAGTTTTTCATTAAAGGTTACCATTTTCCAGTTGTCAGCAGTTATTGTATAGCTACCGGGAGTTTCATCAGCCAACGTAGTTGTTCCGCTTAGTATCTTGTTGTTACCAACAGAAAAAATCTTAGTGTTTCCAGAGTCGTCCCTAAATTCTTTTATAGCCCTTATTGAAGCAGTGCCTAGTTGTGTTTTGTTTGTTGTAAGAACAGAATGACCCTTACGTGCAGCAATACGGCCACGTTTGTCAATAACGGCGTTGTCTGCAATCTCTGCAAACGACGGGTCTTGAGCCAACGGCGAGTCTTCGGTGTTAACACCTTTGAACGCTGGGGCTACAAGATTGATACTTTGCAGTTGTTGAGCCATATCAAATAGTCCTAAATACCATTTCTTCAGGGTGTTTTGCTGCGTCTATAGCAATAGCGTCAGACAAAAACTGGTCAGCAATTTGGAAATACTCAGCAACTGACGTACCGCCTGTTTCACCACGCTCACGA